GTTTAACGGTGTATTCCGGTCCAAATGCTAATATTCTAGATGTTATTAGAATAGCATTTTTATCACCAATAACCAAATCATTTATGTTTACTCCTGGTTCTACAACAATAGATTCTAATAATTTATCTAACTGAATTCCTTTTTTAATTAATGTAGCAGAAGTTAATATATCCTCCTCTTTTGCTGTCATTAATTTAATAGTAATTTCTCCCTTTGATAATGGATTACTTTCAGGATATACTAAACCTTTAGATGGTAAACTAATAATTTCCGTTGGAAACGGATAAGATTTTTGTGTAGGTTGTGGTTGTACTGCACCTCTTGTAACCTGTTGTTCAATTTTTTGTTCCATAATTAAATATAACTTTGTGTTTAATAATATATATAGTGTTTTTGAAAAAATAAAAGGGGAACATTACTGCTCCCCTCTTCTTTTTTAGTATTTTATTATTAGTATTCTAATACTGCGTAATCGTATGATAAAGTCAATTCTATACTTAAAGGATCGTTACCTGACCAATCCAACTCTCCAAAGTTTGCTGAAGAAATGAATGCTCCTTTCAAAGTCCATTGTTCAACTTTATCTCCTACAGGTCCTAATAAATAGAATGTGATATCTTTCTTATAGAATGCAGCGTATCCATCTCTACCCGTAAGTGATTCGTGTGATTGTCTAATCCACTCCATTACTTGCTGTGCACCAGATGGTACAATTGGATCATAGAGTGTGATGTTGATATCATCCCAAGTCGACTTTCCCTTAATCTTTCTCTTTACGTTTATATGGTCTAACTCAACAACTTCAGATGTAAACGTAGGTCTTGATGCTGTTTTGATGATGTATGACTCTATACCATTTAGTTCCATAATGAACCTGTTTGAAAGCTTCGGTTCAAAATTTTTATAGAACATTTTATCAAACTCTAATATTTCTGGCATTTTATTTCTATTTTATTTATTATAAATATTCAATTTTTAAATTATCCGTTAAACGCTGCACCTGTTGGTAAGATGTTGAAATCAATTTGAATGAATTCAGCTGTCTTTGTTGGTTGTAAGTAGATAGCTCCTTTTAAGAAGTTTCTATCAATTACATCAGGTGTATTGTTACTCTCATCCATTACTACTCTGAAAGCGTAAAGACCTTGTCTTTGTTGAATTGATTCCAAATAAGGATTAACAATATTTAAGAATCTATTTCTTGTTTCAGATGAATTCTGTTCGAACACTAAATATCTAGAAGTAGATGCGATGTATTTTCTAACAGTCAACAACAATCTTCTAACATTGATTCTATCAAGTGCGGATGGTTTATCTTGTAAAGTTTTCTGTCCGAATACTACGATACCTTGTCCAGGGAATTGAGCGATTGGATTTACTTTATTTTCGTAGAGAGTATCTCTTTCAGAATGTGTAAGTCTATTCAATACACTAACTGCTCCTAACAAACCACCTCTATTCAAACCTGCTGGTGCGAACCATTCTGCAGCAACTCTATCGTTAGATGCGAATACGCCAGGAAGTAATACTGATGGTGGTACTGATATCAATTTGTTAGTATTAACATCTATTGTCTTTACCCAAGGATAGTAAGTACCTACATAGTTTGAATCAACTGCGGATGCTTGTGATGATGCTTGATCGATTGAATCATCCTGTGCAGTTCCATCCATAATGTAGAAACAATCACTTCTTTGTTCAACCATATCAATCAAGTCAGTTACAACTGATGAATGTAATCTTCTTACAACACCAGGAGTTACAACCATATTGATATCCCACTCATCTGCGTTTGAAAGTGCGTTGATATGTTTTGCGTATGCAAGTGATCCAGAAGATGTGGATGTTGATAAATCAAATCCTTGTGAGTTTCCTGCCACAATATCTCCACCTTTGTATATTGGTGTAGTAGGTGCCATTCCATCAAATCCTTCTTGGAAACCTAATATAAATTGTCTTTTTGCAATATCAACAGATGTAGTACCACTCAAAGTCAATCCACAAGTGGTATCCAATGAGAATGCGGTATTTGCTCCATTACCAGCTCCATCAGGAATTGGTTTTAAGTATATTCTATTATCACCATTACCATCCAAATCAATACCACTATACTTTGTAGAATCATCCACAGAAGCGGTACTATATGTTACCTTTGGAATCCAATTTGCGTATACTCCAGCACTAACAGGCAATTGATATGCAGCGTGTGCAAATGGTACTGCCTGTACCGGTGCTGTTGTTGATACGTTCTTAATTCTAATATATTTTGAGAAATTAACCCAATCTCCTGTTTCGGTTATTTTACCCGAATCATTTATTGAAATGTATTTGTCACCTATTACTCTTGAAATGTAGTTTGGAGAATTAGGATCCAAATTTACATTTGAATATGTTTCAAGAATTACTTTTTTCTTATCTGTATCGTTGAAATCACGTACAACAACTGTGAATGTACCATAATCAGTACCTGCAACAGTCCCCGCTGCTTTAATATTTGTAATCGCAACTTTAACTCTTGTGTTTGCAGAAGTTCCTACACCTATTGTTTCGAACTGGAATAGATTATATCTTTCTCCCGAAATCAATTGAGATTGAACGTATGGTGTTTTTGCTTCTTGTGCATCGAATGTGAAATCTTGGTCTCCCAATACAACAACACTAGATGATACGGTAGCTCCGTATACAATAGATTTACCTGCGGTTGTTTCTACCGGAGTTTTGAAAAATCCATATACATAACCACCTTTTGCTCCTAACGGTGATGTTCCAAAAACAGATTCAATATCATTGGTATCTTCAGGATCAACAGAAGTTGTACCTGTATAGTTAGTAGATCCTGTTACAAACATTGTCAAATCACCATATCCCAATGAACCATTGGTAGTAGTTGCAGATGATCCACTCAAACCTGTACTCAACACATTCTTATCGGTTGGGAATAAAATACCAACAGATGCTGAACATATCTCCGTTGCACTAGCTCCATCTGAACCAGATCTTACGTTTATTAAAAGAGGATTTTGTGCAGTATATCCACCCTTACCAACAACTCTACAAATGGTTGCGGTTCCTGCTTCTCTTAAATAGTTTTGTACTGCTAACGGAGTATAGTATGTATCATCTACTATACCAAAAAGAGTTTCAAATTCCGTTTGAGTGTTTACAACAGTTGGAACTGCTGGTCCTTCTTTGAAAGGTCCTATAAATGCTGCTCCTATTTCGGATACACCTTGTTGTAAGAATGAAAGGTCGTTCTCTCTTGTAAAAACGCCTGGTGATACAATTTTTTCTGCCATGTTATTTTAATTATTAAATTAATTACAATTAGTATTTCTAATGTATAAATATATTTTTTATTTTCAAAACAACAAATTATACTTTATATGTTGGTGAAAAATAATCATATACTTGATCAACTTCAGTTGATGTTTGAATTCTGTTATAAAATAGAACCGGTCCAACCTGTCCGTTCCAAAAACTTGTGAATGCATCGTTTCCACCAACTACTATATAATTTGTACTTGTTGGTGCCGATATTGCGTTCGATGCTGCTAAAGATCCAACCGATACACCATCTACATAAAATTGTGGTGCAACACCACTTCCAAACGTTACGGATATCAAATACCAAGTATTTGCTGAAAGTGATGTCGTAACTTGTGCAGAATCACCCAATGTGGATGAATAGAATTTTAATCTATTTAGTGTAGAGTTATCACTCGATTCTATTGCGAATCCATAATTTCCATTATAGTCAAACAATCTTCTTGTAGATGTTCCCAGTGTGGTTGTTGGCCTTACCCACATATGTATTGTACCCGATGTTACATTAAACTCCGAATACCCACCATTTATATTTGATGTTGTATCTTTATAGAAAATTTGGTTAGTACCATTTAATGCATAATAATAATCCTTTCTTGTTACTCCCCCGTTATTGTAAGATGGACTACCCTGTCCTAATCCTCCTTGTGCACCTGGTCTTACGCCTGTATTCCATCCTGCCAAATCCATCCAATCAACTGTCGGTGTTCCTGTGGATGGTAATCCTGCCGTAAATGATGATGCCTTTGAAGGATCCAAATACATTCTTAATCCAGGATATGGTATGTTTGGTTGTGTTGTAGTTCCTTTATTGTGAGAAATAAATCCATTAGATA